CGCTGAATCTCGGCGTAGACCGAGGTCAGGGACGGGGTGACTCCGGGCACGTCGAACCGGTTGCGCTGGACCTTGTAGAACGGGTCCTTGAACGTCACCTTGATCCGGTCACCCTTGGAGAGGATGCGGCCGTTGAACGACCACGGGACACTCTCGATGGTCGGCGTGTCCGAGATCACGAACGACCCCATGGGCACGCGCTCGGTGAACAGGGGGCCGGTGCTGATGATCTGGTAGAGCCGGAGCGCGGTGCCGAACGGTGACAGGATGTCGTCCACCGTCCGGGGCGCGATGGACTTGCCCTGGGGGTCCTGCCAGACGATGACCAGGCTGCCGCTCTGCTGCACCTTGGCGGTGCCGTCCTCGTTGATCTGCACGTTGGTCACCGGCACGTCCTGCATGCGCCGGAGGCCGTCGTAGAACACATCCATGGTCCACTGCGCGTCGAACGATCCCCGCGCGAGGACCTGGCGGAGCTGAGGGGTAGTGGCGGGCCTCATCCCGCAAGTCCAGCCAGGGAGTAGTCCTGGTCCCGCTGGAGGCGGGTGGCGTAGGCCGCCGCGCGAGCTGCACGGGTGGCGTAGGCCGCATCGATGTCCTTGCGGCGCAGGCTCGCGAGCACCAGGCCGGGGTACGGCGGTGCCACCTCGGTGGCCTCCATGGTGAATCCCGACAGGGCGTAGAGGCCGTGGCGGAACTCCTCCGGGTCCGGGATGCCCATGAAGAACACCCGGGGCAGGCGCAGGGGCGGGGGCGTGCGCAGGAGGAGCACGGCGGGGTAGTCCTCGGTGTAGCTGCCGAACATCGCATCTACCTTGGCCAGGTCGGCGTACTCGGCGTACAGCTTGACGACCATGCCCGTGATGCCTCGGCGCTGGCCACCGATCATGGTTCCGACGCTCGCGCCCTCGGGGTGGATGATCTCGGCGGGGGTCGGCTTGCGGACCTTGGCCCCCGTCTCCAGCGCCAGGCGCACCCGGATGGCCGTCTGGGGTGCCAGGGGCTGCTGGAGCCAAGTGCCCTCATCGGGGACCTGGAGGGCCACCTGTTCGGTGAACCCGAGGTCCGAGCCGTCAGCCGCCCACATCTGGGCGCGCCAGGTGTTCATCACGCCGGGGGCCACCTCGTAGTCCATGGCAAACGGGGTTGCCGCCGCCAGGTCGGTGCCACCTCGCACCTCCTCGGTGCGTCCGTCTGCCGTTCGGAAGATCGTGACGCGGGTGGCCGCGGGCAGAATGTCGGTGAACGTCACGAGCGCCCGCGGTGCATTGGAGCTGTAGACAGCGCTGCTCACGAGAACACCACCCCCCCTGTCTGGTTGACCATTTCACCGCGGCGGTCCTCGCTGGCATCCGCGATCTGCTCGCGGACCTTGGCCCAGACCGGGGTGCCATCCACGTCCAGGATGATGGTAGCGCCCTCCAGAGATACCCGTGGCACGCCCTGTGCGCCATTCTCAGCGCCGAACGGGCTGCCCAGGCCCGCAGATGCCACCGAGCCGTCAGGGACGCTCACAAGGTCCCTCACGCGCCGATCCAGGGCACCCTGCTCCTCGTCCATGCCCACCGGGATGCCCTGCACGATGTTCCGGCCGAACTCAGCGAACACCGTAGAGGGGGAGTGGATACCCAGGGCGGCCTTGAACGGCCCCACGATCCAGTCCGGCAGGAGGTCCAGGAAGAAGTTGCCGATGGTGGAGCCGAGCGACCGGATGCCGTTGAGCAGGCCGTTAATCATGTCGCGGCCAATGTTCCACAGCCACTGGCCCGCGCCGGAGAAGAACCCCAGGATGGTGCCGGGGAGGCCGGTGAACCACGAAACCACGCCGTTCCAGCCGTTCACGATACCGGTCTGGATACCGGCGATGAGCTGCTGGCCGGACACCAGGAGCCAGGTGCCCGCGGCGGCCAGGAAGTTGAGCACGACCCCGGGGAGCGCCTGGAACCAGGCCACCACCGCGTTCCACCCGTTCACGATGCCCGAGCGCAGGCCGTCGATCAGGTTGGAGCCGGTCGCGAGGAGCCACGTACCCGCGGCGATGAGGAACGCGAGCACGTTGCCCGGGAGCGCGGTGAACCACGCCACGATGAACTCCCACCCGGCGACAATTCCGGCACCCAGGCCGGTGAGCAGGTCAAGGCCCGCCTGCACCAGCCACTCGCCCGCGCCCACCAGGAAGTTGATGACGTCGGTGGGGAACTGGGTGAACATGTACCACACGAACAGGAACCCGAGCGCGATGCCGGTAGCCAGGCCCTCCAGGAGCATGCGGCCGACATCCAGTAGCCACTCTCCGATCCCGGAGAAGAACGCGAGCACGGCCCCGGGGATGCCCTCGAACCAGGAGACGACCGCCTCCCAGCCAGCCTGGATGCCGCCCATGAGGCCGGACCACAGGCCATCCCACCAGGACAGGAACCCGTCCATGATGCCCTCGAACCAGCCGATGAACCCGCCCCACACGTCGCTGATCCAGGCCACCACGCTGTCCCAGTTGGCCACCAGGAGCACGAGGGCCGCGACGAGCGCGACGACGGCCAGGATGATCCAGGTAATCGGGTTCGCCAGGAGGGCGGTGTTCATGGCCCAGGTGGCCACGGTCACGCCGATGAACCCGGCCGCGAGAATGCCGAGGCCAGCCGCGACCGCCTGGAGCACCGCGGGGTTCTCGTTCAGGAAGTCCAGCACGGCCGAGAGGACCGGCAGGAGGGCGGAGCCGACCTGACCCACGATGGACTCCCAGGTGCGCTGCATCTGGGTCCACCCGGTCTTGGCGTTGCCATTGAGGGTCGCGCCCATCTCCTCGGCCGCGCCGCCGACATCTCCGAACCCGTCCTTGACCTGGGCGAGAGAGTCCAGGAAGGAAGGAATCTCCTGGGTCCCCAGGTCCTCCAGCGGGGTGCCGAACAGGGCAATAGCGGCGTTGCTCTGCGCCACCGGGTCCGAGATACCGAGGAGGCCCTGAATGATCTGCTCGGTGGCGTCCCGCGCCTCGGCCCCGCCAAGCTGCATCTTGGCGGCCATCTCCTCGGCGTTCAGACCCGCGGCCTGGTAGGCGGCCACGCTCGCGGTAGACATGTCGCTGGCCCGGATGCTCAGTTCCTTGAGCGCGTCGCCGGTCTTGTCGATGCCGTACATGCCCTTGTCGGCCGCGTTGGCCAGCATGCCGAACGCCTCTTCACCGCTGAATCCCATGTTCGCGAGGATCGGGCCGTACTCGTCCACCGCATCGATGAGGTCCTCCCGCACCGACGCCGGGACGCGCTGGAGGTTCGCCACGAGGAGGTCAATGGCCTCGTCTGCGCTCCCTGCCAGACCGTTCTTGACCGCCTGCCCAGCGACCTGCGCCGAGCGCGCCACATCGATCCCCATAGCTGTCTGGAGGTCCAGGAGCTTGGCGGTGGTGGCCTCGACCTGCGCCGAGCTGGCATTGCGCATCCCGTCGAACGACGAGATGACCGACTCGATGGAGTCGTTCACATCCTCGATGGAGTCGCCGTAAGCGTCGGCGTAGAGCTGGCCAGCCACAGCGCCGATGCGGGCACTCTCGGCCTCGGTCAGCCCGAGGTTGGCGGCCACCTTGTCACTGGCCGCCTCGGCGTCGATGGAGGCCAGGAGGCCATCCGAGAGGGCGGCACCCACGAGCGCGGCGACACCCGCCGCCGCCACGCCCATGAGTGCGCCGCTGCCCTTGAGCTTGTCCGGCATCTTGTCGATGACGGAATCGAACTTGTCGCCGTCCAGCTCCAGATAGCCGGTGAGCGTGCCGAGGTCCAGGGACATGCGGGTGCGGCCTCCTACGGCTTGGCCCCCTTGTCGGGGGGCAACTCGATCTTGACCGGCCGCAGTGCCCGCTGGAGCCGTGAGCCGCCAGTACCGGCGAACCCTCTATCCACCGATAGTAGCCCAAGCACCCGGATCGACAGCCAGCGCCAGGAGCGGGTGCGCAGGAACCCCGGCGCTCCGAGGTCGATGCCGTAGAACTCCTGGAAGTCCAGTTCGACCTTGCCCCAGTTGCGCAGGAGCCGGGGCCAGTTCAGGCCCCCGCCCCCATCGACGCTGGAGGCGGGGGCGTCCTCGAACCGCCGCAGACCCGTCAAAGGATCTCGGGGGTTGTCCGGGTCCTCGTCCTCAGTCCCGACGCCCGGCGTTCCGCCCGGTTCATCGGGACCCGTACTTTTCCCCCGCTGAACAGACCTTCCCGGGCCGCCTTGTCGGCCACGTCCTTGCCCATCGAGAAGTAGATGTAGCTGTAGTTCATGACCTTCTGAATGGTCACCCACTTGACGCCATCGTTCATCATCTCGTCGTAGCACTCGCCCATGACCTGCTGGGCGAACTCGCGTTCGGCGGCGTCGTCCAGGTGCAGGCGGGCCACGTCGCGCTCGGAGACAGCCACCCCCTGGTTGCGCTTGCGGGCGATGTCGGCCAGCGCGGTGAGGCGCAGGCCTGTCTCGCCGTCCGGCGACGGGACGGTGTAGTGCTTCCCCTGGGGGTAGCGCGCGCTCGGGATCGGGACCGGGATGCGGATCGAGTCGTCATCCAGGAACGACCACAGGGCGTCTGTCCCCTCGTCCGGCTGGGGCTGGGGCTGGTCGTCTGTCATCGCGTGGCCTTTCATGCAGAAGGGGGCGGCACCCGGATGGATGCCGCCCCCAGTGTAGCTGTGAACCGCTACGCGCCGCGCACGTAGTTCACGGCCGTGGAGGTCTGGGTGGTGTTGCCCACCGTGACCGCCACCGTGCCAGCCGCACCCGCGGGCATGACCGCGGTGATGAGGTTGTCGTCGTGGACGATGTAGCTCGTCGCGTTGGTCGCGCCGAACTTGACGCCCGTGGCCCCGGTGATGCCGGTGAAGCCACCACCGCGGATGGCGACGGTGCCACCAGCCGCCACGCCCGAGGGGGTGATGGAGGTGATAACCGCCTTGATGGCGTCCGTCTCCGGGTGGACGATGGCGGTGCGAGCGCCGCGACCGGTCAGCGAGATGGCCACGGTGTCCAGGGACTCCATGTTGCCGCCGTCCGGCGTCCATGTCGGCACGGCCAGGCCCTGGTAGGCCTCGACGCGCGGGCCGTTCGGCTCCATCTCGTAGTAGCGGAACGGGATGACCGCCGCGCTGCCGAGCTGGAGGGCCGCCTTACGGATGATCTCCTGGCCCGGGTCGTAGGCCTGCGCCTGCACCACCTGGGACTTGCGGAGCACCTTGCCGTCGAACCCCCAGGTGAGGGCGGTGACGGTCTGGGACTTGAATCCGCCGCCGTCCATGTCGCTGTCGTCCTGGGTCGTCGCCTCACCGGGACGCGGCTTGGACTCCTGGAGGCCCATGACGGGCACCCAGACGCCGGGGGCGGCGGGGTCCTGAACGTCCAGGCCCCACTTTCGGTTGGTGGTGGATGCACCGAGAGCGGTGCGGGTGGGGTAGACCATGGTTGGCCAGCCTTTCTACTGTCGGTGTGTCGATGGACGATGCACGGTTAGGTAGTAGTTCTCAGTCCGGCCCTGCCGGTCGCTTGAGTCCTGCCCTGTGTTCGTTCCCGACGCGCGCCGAGCAGATACCAACGTGACGCGGCCCAGCATACCGCCCCACCGGCCCTGGAATAGGGCGAACAGGTCCGAGGTGATCCCCTTGACCACATCCAGGTCCGGCGCGCGCACGGTCACCTGGACGCCCAGGATCGAGTCCGACGAGCTGTAGGTGTCGTCCACGGTGTAGTCGGTGAGGGTCACGCACGCGTCGGGACCCTCCGGCCAGCGGTCGATGAAGATGGGCACGGTGCCGGGCGGCTGGTCCGGGTTCGGCACGTAGCTCCCCTGCCTCCCCTCGGCATCGGTCAGGTCCGGGTCGTAGGCGGTGCTGTACTCGCTCCACAGCTCCACCTCGGCCTCGGGGTTGTCGGCGGCGACGTTGGCGAACCCCAGAAGGGCGTCCATCTCGAACGACTCGCGCATGGTCAGGTCCCCATCTTTCTCTTGACGCTGTTGGCCGCGATCTCCAGGGACTGGGCGCGGGTGGAGTTGAATGCGTTCTCCAGGAACTTGGCGTTACGCCCGGCGTCGTGGTGCAGGGTCATGTCCTCGTGCTGCTTCACGGCGTAGTCCTTGGTGTCGGCCTTTCGACCATACGCGACCGCCGCGCGAGCGCCGTGGGCCGTGGCCTCGACCGACACCGCGCCGTCGCGCTCCAGGTCGCCGTCCTCGTGGGGCACCTGCTGGTTGGACACGTTCAGCACGTTGAGGCCCGCGAGCTGCATGCCCTCGACGGCCCCGGCGTTCTTCCGCTCGCGCACGCCCTGGAGGTTCCCCTGGAAGTCAGAGACACCCGCCCAGTAGTCGCTCACTCCAGGTTCACCACCAACATGCCGAACAGGCCGGAGGTGTCCCCCTCATCGACCGTCAGCACCGTAGACACCCGGCCGTCTGCCAGGGTCACGCGGGAGTGCAGGGGGAAGTCGTCGCGCATGCTCAGCGGGATGGCCACCGCGGTGCTGCTCAGCACCTCGTTTCCGCCAGATGTCCGCACCAGGCGGCGCTTGGGCATCTGCGGCAGGCCAGGGCGGCTCACCTCGGGGGCGTACTTGGGACCCATCTGGCCGGTCCCGGTGTAGGGCTTTACCGTGAGGGGCTTGGGGTTCCCCTCGCTGTCCTTGCCCCACTCGCCCCACAGCTCCCAGAACTCGTCATCCGCCGCGCTCATGGCTCCAGCACTCCGGTCACGGGATCGTAGGCGCGCTGGCTGATGTTGAACCTCTCGACGCCGGAGCCGCCCGTGTTCACCCGGTTGGTGATGAGGCCCGCGTTGCGCAGGATGATCCACGCGCTGTAGACCAGGCTCTGGCCGCTCGCGAGGTCCGACAGGTAGGTGTCGCGCGCCGGGTCGGCTACGTAGCTCACAGACCCGCCCAGGAGGCTCTTGGAGGCCACCTGGCGGGGAGCCTGGCCCGCACCCTTGCGGGGGTCCACGCCGCCGAGCTGCCAGGCGCTGGCCTGCTCCAGGATTGCGCCCTTGATGGCGTCGTGCGTCGGCACGTCGGTGGCGTGCTCGTTCGCATCGACGCGGTAGACCGCCCCGGCGATGGCATCCAGGACGAGCTGCTGAGCCGAGCGCAGGAGCACCGTGGCCAGCGGGGGGACCTCGGGCGTCTGAGCGTCCGGGTTCATGTAGTGCGCCAGGTCGGCGGCGTCAGCGTAGGGGGTCATGTCTCTATCATCCTCCCGGATACGCCACGGGCGGGACGGCCACCATGAACCGTCCCGCCCGTGGAGCTGGGGTTACTTCCCGAGGTACGCCTGGGCGATCTCGTCGCGCAGGCCCTTGCGCTCGGTGAGGTCGGCCACCGGGGACCCGTTCGGGTCGGCCTTGGCGTAGTTCACCCAGTCCTTGGTGGAGCCGGTCGCGGTGGGGCGCTTGACCTCGCCGTGATCGGTGTTCTCCTCCGGCGCGGTGCCATCGGCGTTGGCGCTCGCGGGTGCCCCTGCGGGGTTCTCGCTCGCGTCGGCCTTGGCGGCGGCGTCGGCCTTGGCCTTGGCCTCCTCGTCGGCCTTGCGCTGGGCCTCGGCGGCGACGGCCTCGCGGTCGGCGTCGTCCTCAGCGATGGCGGCCTGTACGGCCTCCTCCGCGTCGATGACGGCCTGCGCGGCGTCCTGCACGTCCTTGGCCAGCTCGGACAGCGAGCGCTCGCCAGCGGGGCCGGTGAACGCCGACTGGGCGGCCGTCAGCTCGCGCGCCTTGGCGTTCAGCTCCAGCTTGGCCTCGAACTCGCGGACCTTGCCCGCCTCCGCTGCCTCCTGGCGCTGCTCGTCCTCGGTGCGCTCGGTGATGGTGCTCTGCGGCACATCCTCGGACCCCTGGGGGGCGGGCGTAAGGCCCGCCACCCGGGAGTCCTCGTGGTAGCGCCGCAGCGTCCCGATGCCCATGCTTACGCGGCCACCGGGGTGGGCACCACGCCGTTGGTCGGGATGATGACCACGCCACGGTCGTCCACGCGCTTGACGGCGTAGTGGACGTTCGTGGTGATGAGGTTGGTGCGCTTGAGGATGTCGCGATCCGTCTCCACGATGGGACGGCGCTTGTACTTGAGTGCCAGCGCCCCCTTGCGGATCAGGAGGGCGTTGTAGCCCGCCACCGTGCCCGCGCCCGGGTCCACGTCGGCCACGGCCGTGGCGCGGTCGGAGACGATGACCGGCATGTTGCCGATCTTGCCGACCTGGCCGCGGAGGATCGTGGCATCCGCGCCGAACTTGGACACGTCGGTGAACAGGGGGTCCACCAGGAGCTGGGCGTACTGGACGCTGTGGACGATGATGCCCGCCATGTCGGCCGGGTCGTACTCGTCACCCAGGAGCGCGATGCCCTGGACGAGACGGCCCCACGACATCGGCAGGTTGGCCGCCGCGACCTTGAGCGGTGCCCAGGTCTTGGCGTTGCCGAACGAGTCTTCACCCGTCTCGGTGACCTCGGCGGCCACGCGCAGGTCCTTGTCGATCTTGCGAGCGACCGAGAGGCCGAGCTGGCGCTGGCCCTCCGAGTTGGGGGAGCCGAGTGCCTGGAGCGTGGCGTTATCCGTCAGCTCCAGAGCCTTACCGGCTTCCTTGATGGTCGCCCGGCTGTCCGTCATGGTCAGCGTGGTGGGCGTCATCGCGACGTTCTCGGTCAGGTCGTCCGCGTCACCGATGTAGTCGAACTTGGGGAAGATGACCGTCTCGCCGGGCTGGCCCACGAGCTGGTCGTCAACCTCGGCGAACTGTGCGATGACAGCGCGGCCCAGGATGGTGGGGCCAACCGCGTCTGCCCAGACCTCGGGCACGATCAGGTTGGCGGAGGTGGTCGTAGCCATCTCGGTAGTCCTCTCTGGCTCCCGCTGGGAACCGGGTTACTGGGCCGCCACGAGTCGGTCGTAGGTGGCCTTGTCGGTGTGGTAGAGGTTCTGCCGGTCCGAGATGGACATGCGGCTGAACTGCTCCGGGGTGATCTCGCCTACCCCACCGGACCCGCCGAGGGTTTCGACTCCCGACGCCTGGGCCGTTCCCGTCAGCCTCAGCGTGGCGTCCGCGGCCAGGAGGCCGTTGATGGACGCCACCAGCTTAGCGTCGAAATCGCTGGCGTCCAGTGTGAGGGCCTGGTAGCCCTTGTCCTGGGTCAGGAGGTACTGGAGGTACCCGAGGCGCGCCGGGTCCACGCCCGAGGCGTAGGCGGCCTTGACGGTGGCCAGGTCCTTGCGCGCCGCGTCCCGCTCCTGTGCGGTCGTGTTGATCTGCGCGGCCAGGGCCTTGGGGTCGGCCTCGCCGTCGTCGGTGTCGGTCAGGCCGGGGATGTCCAGGCCCGCGAGCTTGGCCACCTCAGCGAGCGCCTTGCGCTGCCCCTCGGCCGCCGCGTTGTTCTTGGCGTTGATCCGCTCGTCTCCGGCCTCACGCTGGTAGCGCCGGGCCTCGGCATCCCGAGCGCGGAGTGCCGCCTGGGCCTCGGCCGGGAACGTGGCGAACCCGGGGAACCGTGCTGCCAGAGCCGCATCGCCATCGGTGTCACCCGACGCCTGCTGGCCCTGCTGCTGGCCACCCTGAGCGCCTGCGCCGAACGCCGCGCCCTGCTGCTGGGTCCCCTGGGCCTGCTGCCCCTGGGTGTTGGCCTGCTGCTGCTGGCCCTGATCGTTCGTGGCTCCGGTGTTGGCCTGGCCCTGCTGGCCCTGCTCCCCCGTGCCGCCCTGCCCCTGTGCGCCGCTGGCGTCCGTCATGGTGATCCTCTCTCTGGGGTCGTGTTCACCAGGGTAGTGCTTTACTGCGCGGTTTAGTGCTACACTGCTGGTAACCCACCTGGGGAGGTGGGCACTGCACACTGGGGAAGGTTGCGGAGGAGCAGGGCCGGGGGTCATGGGGATGACCACCCGGCCCTCTCTATGTCACCCGCCGATCTGCTCGCGTCGGCTCTGGCGCTTGAGGTAGGGGTGCCGGTCCAGGAGGTCGCGCTGGGCCTCCTGCCATGCGGCCACGCGCTGGCCTGCATCGGCCTTGGCCTCGGGGGTCACCGCGATGGCGCGCTGGGTCTTCCACCCGCGTATCTGGCGCTCGATGCCGCGCTGCTGCTGCTGGGCCTTGTACGCCTCGGCGTCCCACCGCGGGCGCTCGATGGTGTCACGCCGGGTCACGCCCGGCAGGTAGGTCTGGAGGGCACACCGGCAGTTGGGGTGCCCCCAGCCCGCGGCGCGAGCGGCGGCCAGGGTGTCGTCCACGGTGACGGCCACCCAGGTGCCGTTGGCCACCGACTCCATGCGCAGGACGCCGGTCTGGCCTCGGCGGCTGAGGACCTTGCGCGCCCAGTCGTCGCATATCTTGCAGGCGCGCGGCCCCGGGTGGATCACCACGAGGTCCAGGCCCACGCGGTCCATGGTGTCCAGGTGACCGGCCAGGGCGGTGCGCGAGGTGGCGGTGCGAACGGCCATCTGCACGTAGTCCCCGAGGTTCATGGTGCCGCGCCGGGTGGGGATCACCGAGAGGCCCGCACGAGCGAACTGCCGCAGCGCGCTCTGGACGGCCTCCTGACGGCCGATAACCCCGACCGTGGCCTGTGACACCACCTGACTGATTACAGCGCGGTAGATGTCGTCCACGGCCCGCAGGATAGGCCCCTGAGCGCTGGCTACCCCCCGCACCGTCTCGGCGGTCAGGGTGGCGACGGCGGCGGCCCGGGCGTCGGCGGTGGGGTTCAGGTGCTCCACGGCGTCCCCGGCATCCGCGAACGCGGAGAGGACGCCGGAGCCGTAGGCCTCGTTCAGCGCCTCCAGGATGCCCTGCGCGGCCATGGGGTTGAGCACGGCCAGCTCGTCCAGGACGCCCTGCCGGATGCGCTGGAGCCGCCCGAGCTGCTGCACCTCCCAGTCGGGGGCATCCAGGCCGGTGGCCAGGGCGGCGGCGATGCGCTCCAGTATCCGCAGCTCAGCGTCACGGTAGATGTCCGCGACAGGTTCGGCCAGGTCGGCCCCGAGGCTGGGAGAGATCACCCACCCAGCTTACGCGGCGGCTCCTGCTCCACGATGATGTCCATGGCGACGGCCAGGCGCAGGATCGGGTCACGGTCCCCGAGGCGGTCGAACCAGCCCCGACAGATGGCGTGGCGCACGTCGTCCTGGTAGAGCGTGGAGTGGCAGACGACGGTGGCCCCCGGCTCGTCCATCGTGTCGCGGACCATGCCCGCCACGCGCGCGCCGTCCACCGGCCGGGTGGCGGGGCGGAAGATGCACGTACCGCACTCCTCGCGGAGCACATGCACCTTCCCGTCCCGGTAGACCTCGTGGGTGCTCACCGGACCCCCAGGAGCCACAGGATGGCCACCCAGCGCGAGGAGGCGTTGAAGTGTGCTACCGCGCGGCCCTCGCGGTCGTAGGTGACCATGCGGACCCGGATGCGCTTGGCGCTCATGCGCGCTTCACCACCGCACGGTGATAGTAGGGCTTGGCCAGCAGGCGGCCGTCGTCAATCGACTCCGCCCCCTTGGACCCGGTGACCTTGGCCATGATGCGGGCGTTCTCTGCGGCCCGCTCGCATCCGGCGCAGTTCTCGTGCTCGCGCTCGGTGGTGACCCAGCCCGAGGACAGGGCGGCGAACGCCAGCACCTTGGAGCGGTGGACCTTGGTGGGTCGGCTCGTGGCGTCGAACTGGACATCCACGTACATGTCCCCGGCGTCGTACTGTGCGCGGTCGGCCCAGCCCTGCACGGCGCGACCGGTGGAGTGCTCCAGGACGGCGGGCTGGATACGACCAGCGGGTGCCTTGACCTCGGCCGGGACCTCGGCGCGGGACTTGAGCCACGCGCCCTTGGTGTCGATCTGCTCGGCCGTCATGTGGCGGGTGGCCCCGAGGTCGGACCGCAGGGTGATGTATGGCGACAGCTCCAGGTCGGCGGCCTTCACCGTCCAGGTGCCACCACGGCTACTCCAGTGGTGGATGATGTCACCCTCGCGGAGGTCGGCGGCGTCAATGTGAACGTCCCCAAATGCGTGGCGGTTGGTGGGCTGGGTGCTCTGCGTGTTGGTCATGTGGAGAGTGTACACCCTCAATCGGTAAAGGTGCAAACTAACGGTCTAGGCCGTTTCTTGGCCCTGGAGGGCGCGGACCTCGGCGCGCAGGTTCTCCAAGGCGATGTTGAGCATGGCGTGCCACTCGGTATGGGCCTCGGTCGTGTCCAGGCTCACCAGTCCACCGCACCACGAGCAGGCCACGGGGGCCTGTAGCTCGGTCCAGTCCTGGTAGGTCGGCTCATCCTCGGACGGCTCCAGCTCGTCGTCGGTCACATCGGGGTCCAGCACCTCGTCATCCATGGCGCGAGCCTACAGCCAGGGGTAGGTGTGGAGCTGGGGGCGCTCAGGCGGGAGTCCTGCGCGGACGCGGACGGATGCCCACACGTCGTCCGGCAGGACCTCCACCTGATCGTCGTCCCTCACTTGAGCCTCCACCCCGCGATGCAACCGCCGATCACCGCGACGACGGCCGAGAGGGTGACCACCAGGCCGATGATGTTGCCTACACCTCCGCAGGGCTCGCTCATCGCTGGGGGTTCTCGGGGTCGTAGTGCGCCCGGTCGGCCGCGAGCGTGGCGCGCTCGGCATCCATCTTGCGTAGCCACTCGTGCCGGGCGTTGGCCGCGCGCTCGCGGCGGCGGCGGGGGTGGCGGGCCAGCAGGAGCGCATAGACCCCGGCCAGGACCAGCACGATGCCCGCGGCGGCGAACCCCAGCGGGAGGTCCGCACCTGTGGCCGCGAGCGGGGGCGGCACGTCGGTGGCGCACACCGCGGTGTTGTTGCCGAACTCCCAGCCGCCCGGGCAGTCGGGCAGGTCGATGCCGGGCTGAGGGCATCCCACGTAGGACTCAGGCTTGCACTCCTCGGCGGCCATCACAGCATCCCTACATCGAACCCGGCGAGACGAGCGCGTGCGCGGTCCTCGCGATCCTCGCGGAGCGCCTGCCGGAACCCGGCGTAGATCGACGCGGCAAGAATCTGTTCCTTGCGCGGGAGGGACTTGTACCCCGGCACCTCATCGAACCGCGGTTCGTCAGGTGACGTGCCGGGCACCGTGACGTTGGCCCGCTGGTTGGCGAACTCGGCCGCCTCGTCTACGTAGGCCCCGGTGGGGCGTGATCCTCGAATACCCATGTGCGTGTCCTTTCGGTGGGTGTGGTGGTCAGACTCTACACCCGATGGCGGTTCAGTACCAAACTACCGCCGCCCGCCGCGCTTGGCCTTGCGTCGGCGGGCGACGGCACGGGCGTGCAGCTCTTCCCTACGATCCCGGCGTGCGGGGGTGAATGGCATGGGCCTACTGCTGAGCCACGGCATTACACACCATCCCCGGGACCCATGCCTGCGCCCGCGGTGCCGAACGAGACGGGATCGACCACAGACGCGGCGGCGGCCGTGCGGGCCACGCTCTTGTCCAGCTCGTCCTCGGTCCAGTCGGGGTGCAGCACGCGGCGAACCTCTTTCAGCTCCTCCCCGGCCTCGCGCAGGGCCTTGGCCGTCTCGGCCAGGTCGCGCAGGGTGGGCTGGACAGCCTCGGGGAACTGGACCTCCACGGGGAACGCCTGCACCCGGACGGACTGGATGCTGGTGGTGACCGTGGTGGTGCCATCGGGGGCCGTCGTCTCGGTGCTCACCTCGACCTGCTCGAACGGCGCGAACTGCTCCACGTCCACCAGGAGCAGGGTCGTCAGTAGCTCCTCCAGCTCACCCTCCCAGTAGCGCACTTTCTTGTCGCGCGTGGTGCGGGCCTTGAGGTCCTTGCCGTTGACCTCGGTGGCCGTCATCTGGGCGGCGTCGTCGGACTTCTCGGTGCTCGGCCGAAACCCGGCCGCGTCGATGGCCTTGTACGTCAGAGCGTCGATCAGCTCCAGGTACTCCTGCACGCGCAGCTCGAACTGGACCTTCTCGATGGGGAGGCCGCCGCCCTCGTTCTCTGCGGGCGGCACCTTGACCTTGACGAACATGCGCTGGGTGGCATCGAACGCGAGGCCCTGGCCCGGCTTGCCGCGCTCCAGCATCGACTCCGCGATGAACAGGCGCGACTTGGCGTCATCCACCTCGTCCATGAGCTGGGTGTAGGCCTTGTCGGCCGCGTCGAACAGGTCCATGACGGGGTAGGTGAAGTCCGAGCGCCCGGCCTCGTCCGAGAGGTCGGCGGGATCGGGGAGCATGTTGGGGATGCTGGTGGCGGTCTTGCCGCGCCCGGCCGTCACAACCCGGATGCCGCCCTCATCGTCCACGACCTTGGCCAGGTGCGCGGTGGCGGGCTTGGCGTCCAGGGGCATGCGCTCCCCGATGCTCGCGCCGTCACCCTTGTAGAGGCCGTGGTAGACCATGCCGGTGCCGGACTCGTGGCACTCCAGGTGTCGCCACACCTCGTCCCGGTCGGTGTTCTGGTCCACGACCTGCCAGAACGTCACGCCGATGAGCTGGCCCCAGGAGTAGTGCGGGATCACTGCATCCGCCGTCACCTTGGCGATGACGGGGCGGCCCTCGATGGCGGCGGCGTTCTTGTCGAACGCGATGCGCAGGCCGGTCGATCCCAGGGCGCTGGCGATCTCGGCCGAGGCGATCAGGAGGGAGTCGAACCGGCACTTGCGCAGGACTCGCTCGATGCGCTGCTGGGCCGCTCGCGTCTCCAGGGTCGGCTTGCCGCCGTCGTCGGTGGGACCCATGACCCGGATGCTGGGCGGGTCGCTGAATAGCTGATCGGCCGAGGCCGTCGCGATGTCCTGGGCGATGGGGAGGTGTCGGCGGGTGTCCAGCTCGGTGGAGGGGGAGGTGGACCAGAACGTGTCCCGGTTGCTCCCGATGATCCGCTGAGCGCCGCCGCCCGGGTTGAGCGTCGTCCGCATGCCCCCGGCGCGCGTCTCGGCCTTGGTGCCGTAGGCCGTGCGGAGCTGGTCGGGGTCACCCGAGTACCACGCCCGCGGGAGCTTCATGCGGCGGTATCGTGCGGCCACACTCTTGGGGGGCCACTCGGTCTTGTCGGCTGGCAGGAGCGTCATGCGGCCAGGTCCTCCTCGTCATCGGATGAGATCGGAGCCAGGGGTATCAGGTCCCGCCAGTATCGCCTGCTCGTGTACACACAGTACCGGAGGGCGTCCACCTCATCGTCGTTCTCTTTCACGGGCTGGGTCGTGCCGCGCTCGGTGGCCTTGGTGTCCCACATGTACCCATCGACCGCGCCGACCAGCTCGGGGCAGGACTCCCCAACCACGAGGAGGTGCCCGGAGTACAGCACGCTCTGGACCGTCTGGATGCCGGACAGGACCGAGTTGTGCGCCCGCATCACGTTGTCTATCCCGCGGTCGAATAGCTCCAGCCGGAAGGTCGCGGCGGCCGGGTCCACGGCGATCCACTCGACCTCCCCCCACTCGCGCTGTACTCGGATCAGCCAGGCCTGGAACAGTCGGCCATGCTCGCCCACGGTGGCACTCGGCGGGGCGAACTCGTCCAGCACCACCAGGCGGGTGGCCCCGTCGATCTCGGCCAGGCCCAGCATGTAGCCGCGCGTGGCGTGCGTCGATCCGTAGTCCACCGCGATGATGAGCGCTCGCGCCCCGCACTCGGCCGCGCGCGCTCGGGTGATGGTGTGGCGTTTCTCGTCCCACATGCCGTAGATGGTGCCCTCGGCGCTCACCCACTCGGACCGGATGTAGCGGCGGTGGAACACCGAGCCGGGAGGCCAGGAGGACTGGAGCTGCTTGACGAACTCGGGGTTATTGCGCACCAGCCAGTGGTTGTCCTCCAGGAGGAACGTGACGCGCCACAGCGGGAGGTGCTTGGGCGTGCCGTCGTCGTTCCACTCCTCGTAGTGGTGCATCTCGCCGTTGCGGTCCAGGTGCCACTCGGCCCGGCTCAGCCATTCCTTGAGGAGCCAGTGCTTAGGCCCCTCGGGGTTGCACGTCGCGTAGAGCATCGCGCCGGGGATCGAGAGGCGCGAGCGCAGCATGTTCCAGAACGACTGGGCGATGACGGCGGCCTCATCGACGTAGGCCCCGGCCAGGGTCATGCCCTGAATCTTGGTGTAGGCCTGCGCGTCGTTCGCACCGAACAGGCGCACCTCGCGGCCCAGGATCGTGACGATGCCCAGGCCTCGGTTTAGCACTACCCTGTGACGGCCCAGCATCTCCTGGAGGGGCACCACCACGTTGTTGATAATCGTCGTCTCGGTGCGGCCGATCATGGCCAGCGCGCCCTCGGGTCCGTTGCGCAGGAATGACAGCCACATGAGGTCCACCGTGACGGACTTGGAGGATCGCACCGCGCCCTCCATGACCACGATGGTGCATCCCTTGGGGACGGCGGTGGCCTTGAGGGCCTTGCCCTCCAGTGGCTCGATGTCTGGCACCCGGCCAGTCTACCGGTGAACCACGACACCCCCAGCGGTTTGGTGCCATCGTGGTCCGATACCGGACAGGCCCCGCTGGGGGTGTCGTATGGGTCGCTCTACCCGCTGGCCATCCTAGCTGAACCACTCCACGATCTGCGGCCGGTCGGCACCCGGCTCCGCGAGGTCGGCGCGATGGCGGCCCCGCTCCACCGAGGTCCCGCGCTCGTGCTCGCGCCGGTCGCACCGGACCCTGAGCGTGGGGTGCCGGGCGTAGCACTGCGGCGGGATGCTACTGCGCATCGTCCTCGCGGCCCTGTGCGTCGATCTCCGGGCCTGGAATGTGCTCCATGGCCCAGAGCTGCAACTGGACCGGCGCAGCGGCTAGGAGGAGCTGCTGTGGCTCCCCTGCCCATGTTGCGGCCCGGGTGAGGTGGTAGCCCCGGCACGAGGTGCACCGATAGACGTAGGTATCCTCGGCCAACACCCCGTTGCGGTTCATCGTCCGGTGAGTCTCCCGCGCGGCCAGGCCCGCCCAGTACACACTTGCGTGCCGCACCTTGCCGGACGCCTCACAGATGACCAGGGGGCCGCGCTGGCGGTGATCCTCGCGGTGCTTCATCCCGCACCCCTGGGTAGCGCGGCCTCACACGACGGGATGTGTGAGGCGATGAGGTCCATGCCGGACACCGTGCGATCCCCGATCCTCGCACCCAGGAGGGCCATGCACCACGGGCACCGGACATCGACCCAGACGGGCTGATATCCGGCCACCACGGTGCCCCTCATCGGTCGGCCCTCGGCGGGCGGCCATAGAACCACGCGAGGGTGTACGAGTACAGGGGGTGCCCAGGCTTGGGCCGGAGTCCTCGCCGGTAGGCCAGCCTCTTGAGCCATCGGGGGATCATCGCTCGAACCCCTCGACCACGGCCTGCGCCGTCTCCAGCAGGTCCCGCTCCTGGGGGTCCAGCATGCCCGGCATGTTGAGTATCCGGCCGATGTGCTTGACCGCCTCGTGAGCCTCCGCCTGGAGCTGCTGCTGGCGCAGGCGGATGCGCTCCGCGATGGCCTCGGGTGTCTCGTTCATCGTGCGCCCAGCCCTCTCTCGAACGCCGAGGTATCCACCTCGAACTGGATCGATGCTTCACCGATGCCCTTGACATCCTGCCACTCACCGTCCACCAGGACCTGGAGCTGTGGCCCCTTGGGGATGTCGATGCCGAGGCTCACGGCCATCTCGGTGGTCACCACATGCTTGCATCCCGTGCAGATCAGGAGCTGGCGCAGATGGTCCAACCTCCAGTGGTGGGGTTCGCCCTCGTGGAACAGGGCCGCCGCGCTGCTGAGCAGGGCCGCGATGCGCTCGGCGTCGGCCCGGATCGCACGCCGCTGGTCCTGCTGCTGCATCACGATGTCCAGGTGGCGCTCGGCCCACTCGGCGTTGCGCTCGATCTCCTCGCGCTGCCAGGTGAGGGATGCGGCGATCTGCACCGCGGGGTCCAGGTAGCTATCCAGGCCGTCGTAGAACCCATGAGCGATCTGGAGGGCGTAGACCACGGTGGGGTGCGCGAACACCGCCACCCGATCCCCGCCGAGAAAGTCCGGCAGGCGGGCCTCGCGCAGCTCGCCAGGCTCCAGCGAGCGCGACACCTGGAAGGGGATGCCCATGATGTTCTCGGCCATCACTCACCCACCAGCCACTCGGGACGAACCAGGGCCGCGACATCGCCGGGGCCGGGCAGGACGCCACCGCCGTCCGGGAATGGGTCGTGGGCCAGGGTGCCGTCGTCGGCAGAGTAGAGCGCGCTGTGGTTCCACGCGCCCCGAGGCGACGGGCCGGTGACGATGAGGCGATCAGGCGCACCCTCGGCCAGCTCGCGGTCGTAGAACGGGAACACGAACCCCTCACGCTCCCACGCCGCGAGCGTCCACCCCGGCCGCTGCTGCTCCACCCAGGCGACGGACTCGAACCACCACCGTGGCCCCTCGGGATCGTCTGACATCGGCTCACCCTCGGCCCCGATGCCACCGGCATACAGGTGGATGAAGTGCGGGACCTCGGCCAGCGGAACCTCCAGGAGGGACGCGAGCGCGGCGCGCCAACAGTCACCGGGCACCACGTCCTCCCCGGCCTCGTAGCGTGCCGTGGTGTCGGTGTACTCCTGGAGCTGGTGGCGCAGGTCCGGCCAGCGGTCGCCGGGGAACACCCCAGAGAGAGGGCCGCAGCACTCGGTCCGGTAGCACGTCAGGGCGCAGGAGTGATGGCAGGCCCCGCCGTCCGGGCAGGCTCGGCGCTCGGCGCTCACTGCTCGTCCTCGGCGTCGTAGGCCGCCTGCGCAGCGGCGGCCATGCCCTGAGCGACTTGGCGGCGAGAGTCCAGGAGCACGGCGGCCTCATCGTCTACGGGCACCCCGCGGTCGATGAGCGCACGGCCGACGACCGCGGCCCCGTGCTCGATGGGGGTAGCGATCACCTGGAGGTCAACGGGTCGGCCCATCGCTTTCCAGGCGTCCGATGTCACCGTGATGGTGAGCTGTTCGCCGTCGCGGAACACCGCCTGCCCATCGGCCAGCCGGACCAGGGTGGGGAACTGCGCCAACTGCGCCTGCCGGGTCATCGTTCGTCGTCCAGCTCATCGTCGTCCACGGGATCACCGGGGCCGATGTCTACGGGGAGCTGGGGCACCTCGGCCGAGAGCGTCGCAAACAGGAGGCTGGGCGATCCCAGGTCCTCCCACAGCGCCCGCGGCATGGTCAGCTCGGTGGCGGCCTGGTAGTCGTTCGGCTGGACCCGGTAGCGGGCGGCCGTTCGGTCCAGCGTGTCAAGGGGTAGCGCCAACAGGCGCGGCGTGTGTTCGGTCATGGGGACAGTTTAGCCCCTAACCGACCGGAACGCCAAGGGCCTCCAGCCAGCGGTCCACGGCGGGCAGGTCGCGGTCGTCCGAGTCGTGCCGGATGAGGGCCAGGTGCTTGTCGGTCAGGATGCCAATGGCGGTGGCGTAGTTCTTCACATCGCCCGAGGTCGGCCGGTCGATGGTCCCCCGGTGCATGTCGCCGTCCTTGTCCCAGTGGATCACCTCATGCTCGGCGGTGAGCAGACCGAACAGGCGGTGAATCTCGGTCACGGCCATCCGGCTCAGCTCGGCGCGCTGGGCCTTGAGGTCCTGCACCTTGGCCTCGGTCGCGGCGGCGGTCGCTGTGCGGTCGAACGTTCCGGCCGGGACCAGGCGGGAGACGGTCGATGGCGACACCTTGCACTCGCGGGCGATGGCGTTGCGGGTCCACCCCTCGGAGGCCAGGACTCGGATGCGCTCGCGCGTTTTGTCATCGACCGGACGGCGGCCAGCCCCCTGCGGCTTGGTCCTGCGCTTGCCCTGTGTGGTTCCCGCCACCGTGTCCTCCTCGTGCGCGGCTCCCGGTCGCGCGCTGGATGCCAGCATACGACTAGGGGCCACCTCCCAGCGTGCAGGAGATGGCCCCGGGTGGTTCGGTGGTCGATCAGTCGTCCGGGTGCCGGTCGCGCCACTGGATGGCGCGGATGAGCACGGCGGCGTCGTGGACGAGCTGGTGACGGGATGGGGGGAACTCGGGCACCTCGAACTCGCTACCACGCCCCATGTCGGCCAGGACCAGCTCCAGCCCGCCCGCGTCGTCCTCCTCGGATGTGCGCCCATCGGACTCCGCCTGGTCCAGAACGGCCACCCCGACCTCGGCCAGCGTGCCGGTGGTGATGTCGGCGGGCGTCGGCTCGGTCGCCTCCAGGGTCATCTGCACCGACACGGGGCGGCCCAGGAGTTCCCACGTCTTGCGGTCGATGATGACGGACCCCCGGACCCCCTGGCGGCTGAGCGGGTTGTAGTCCTCGCTCCGCAGCTTGGCCTCGTGCTCGTCCAGGGTGGACAGGCGCACCGGGTAGGTGGCTTCACCCAGCAGGACGGTCATGCGCTCGGCTCCTCGGGGTAGTGGCGGCGCTCGGCGCGGTCCAACCACTCGACGGCGGCCACGAGGAGCGCGGACGCCTGCACCAGCTCGTCGCGGGTCCAGAGCCGTCCCTGGAGGCGCAGCAGGGCCTCGTCTACGAGGTGGGCAACGCCGTGCTGGTCGTCGTGGTCTGCGGTGTAACCCAGCTCCCCCTGGCGCTGCCGCTCGGCCTTGACGCGCCACAGGGCCTGTTCGGTCCCCACGGCGACGGTATCGACCTCCTGGAGCCGGGCCAGGGTGAGGTCCTGGAGCTTCTGGCGCTCGGCGTCCGTCTCGACATCGACGGCGAACCCCACGGCGATGCGCAGCACCTCCACGCGGGTGGTCGCGCCGTCAAGCTGCTCCTGGACCTCGGCGGCCCACGCCTCGCCAGTCATCGGAGCGTACCCATGCTCTCGGCCTTTTCCTCGGGGTCGATCTCGTCACCCACCGAGCGCAGGAGGCGGCCGACCGTCCGGGAGAGTTGACGGGCCTCTTTCGCGCTCCGCTCGTGCCAGTCCGCGACTCCGAGCGCCTGGTGGTGCATCTCGCGCAGGTCGCGAACGGTGCGCGTCTCCAGCTCCTCCTGGAGCTGCTCGGTTCCGAGCTTTTCAGTCAGGGTGTCGATCTCCCCGGCTCGGGCGGCGGCGTGGCCGAAGTCCTGGCGAACCTGGGCCGTGCCGATCTCTACGGGTGCCATGGTGTTGTCCTCTCGTGGTGCCGGGAACCGCCCGGCGTCGGGGTATACCTCAGCGGCCAACGCATCGCGCTCGGCCTTGACGGCGGCCAGGATGCCGTCGCCTATGGCTTGCAGTGCAATGCCGCCGAGAACGGGGCCGGTGTAGCGGCCCCGGTAGCGCTCGGGGACCAGTCCCCGCGGTGGCTCGGCCCAGCCCTGGGCGGGCATGGTGTCCCCAGGATCGCGTGTCTGATCCTGGGGCATATTCTGATCCTCGATGTGGTCTAGGCCGTCTTTCGGCGCGTCCAGCTCGGCTATCCAGGACGGCAGGCCCTCCTGCTCGCGCAGGGTGACCTCGCGCGCCACGGCGCTGGCGTCTATGCGACCGTCCGGGCGGCGCAGCGGCCCCACCTCGTCCCGGATCATCTGGGCCATGCGCAGCTCAACGTCAGAGATCATCGAACGACTCCCCCGGGATCGCGAGCGCCTGCACCATGGTGGTCACCGTCTCGGGCGGCAGGACCTGGAGCAGGGTGCGGGTGGAGTATCCCAGCATGATGTCCAGGACCTGGGTGGCCACCTTGCGCTGGAGGGTCAGGAGGTCGATGTGCCCGGACACCTGGAGGCGGCGGCCTCGGTCGATGTCGCCGCGCTCCCACCGGCTCCGCAGCTCGGGCTGTTCGCCGTGCGGGCCGAGGGCGTCCGAGAACGCCACGCCGATGGCCGCCAGCATGCGCTGGTGGGTCGGCACGGCGACGACCGGGGGGCTGTCCAGGATGGCCTGCCAGCCCTCGGGCGGCATGGCCTCGGGGTCGAACACGGGCGCGTCACCCATTGCGGCGCTCCTCGTCCATCCGGTCCATCTTGGCGATGGTGCCCGCCTCATCCAGCTTGGTCTTGGGGTTCACACAGCACCGCGTCCGGCCGTCCGGGAACAGGGTGCCGGTCAGCTCGTAGGCGGTGCCCACGTTGATCCGGTCCAGCCGGACGATGCGCGGGATATCCTCCCCGAGCTGGGCGCGCCACAGGACCTCCGATATCTGGCCGTTGACGGCCTCGGCCTCCTGGGCGGCGCGCTTGCGCATGAGGCGGTCCATGAACGACTCAGCCACCGAACGCCCCCGACACGATCCCCACGACGATGACCGCAAGGGGTAGGACGGCGGCGGCACCGGCCGCGATGGGGCCGAGGCGGTCCCGGCGCTCGGGTACAACCTCCAGGTTGAGGTCCCGGCCGAGGTGGTCGTGCGCGCTCAGCGACATCACCACCACCCCCAGGCCTGCCCGAGCCGGACCAGGAAATGACCCGCGGCCACGCCTGCCGATCCGACCACCAGGACGATGAGGGCCGCAGACCATGCCACGGGGAGCCGCCAGCGGCGGCGTGGGCGCGTCGGCTGGTGCTCGTAGTGCCACGGGGTCACCGTCTCCATGAACGGCGCGGAGACGGCCGCAGGGCGCTCCTGCTCGCGGGTGGCGAAATCGCGAGGCAACACGATCACCTCGGAGGTGTACGACAGGCCCCGCTGCACCATCTCGGCCACCTCGGTGGTGAGCACCGGGGAGTGTAGCCAGCCCTCGACGTAGACCACGCGGCCGATGGTGAGGCCGCGGAGCTGGTCGGCATCGTGCGGGTAGCTCCAGTCCTGGCCGAGGTTCAGCATGCGCGCGGCCTCGGCGGCCGTGCGGTAGTCGTAGGCCATCACCACGGTGTTCATCGGTCAGCCTCCATCTGGTCCAGGTCCCGCGCGGCGATACGTGCCCCCGGCGCGAGAACGTGCCGGTGCATCCAGTCCTTGTCCTTGGCGAACCGCTCCGGGAGGTGGGCCATGGCCACCCCGTGGAGCATGCCCGCGGCGATCTTGCACCCCAGGCAGTGCTCGCGGTCGGCGTGCAGGTTGCGAGCCTCGGCCATCTGGAGGTCCGAGACGATGGCCCCGAGCTGGCGGAGCGTCGGCTGGGGCTTGCGGTGCAGGAGGCGCTGGAGCCGCGAGCGACGCGGCCCGCGGGGGGCCATCATGATGATGCCGCCGATCATGACGCCACCTCCAGCTCGCGGGGGCCGAACGGCGTGACCGGCTCCACCTCCCCCTCGTCCAGCGCGAGGCGCACCCAGACGGTGTGCAGCTCCCCGTCTGCCTCGACGGTGCGGACCACCACCCCCTGGATGCCGGTGCCCTTGACGCGGACCTTGGTGCCCTTGGCGAACGGTACGGGCGTGGTCGGGTCCAGCGCTCCAGCATCGACGGCCGCGAGGATGACCAGGCCGAACGCCTGCGCGTCGTTCTCGTCCAGGCCAAACACCTGGTGATGCTGGGCGATGGCCTCGGATACGGCCACCTTGATCCCGTCAAGTTCATGTGATTCAAACGGCATGATGCCGGTCCTTTCGGTGGTGTGCGTGTGGTGGGGTCAGTTTAGCGGCGAACCGCCGCCTTGGCAATGTCAGTGCCGGAGAGTCGGAGGCCGAGCTGGAACAGGGTTTCGATGTCGGGGGCCAACCAGTGGGTCTGCCACCCCGGGAGCAGGATGACATCGCGGCCCAGAGCCTGGCGCACCTCTCCTCTGGAGTAGGCCCAGGTCCACGCGCGGATGCGGTGGCGCTCGGCGTACTTGGCGGCCTGGCCGCGCGAGGCGGCGGCGATCAGTGGCGGGGCGCTCATGCCATCAGCTCCTCGGAAAAGTCGGCCACGGCGGCGTCCGCGACGGCGCGCAGGGCGCGGGCCTCCACCGCGGGGATGGGGTCCGGCTTGGTGGAGTCCTCCCACTCGCCCCAGACCTGATCCCACGCGGTGCGGAGATCGGCGTCACTCAGCGCCACCAGGCACCCCCATGGCCTCGTAGATGCGGCGCTGGCCCTCGGGCGAGATCGACCAGCCGCGCTCAACCTGTCGCGCCAGCCCGAGCTGCACCAGCTCAGCGACCAGCACCGGCCGACGCCAGGGCATCCAGGGGGTCCCGTGGATGCGGTATTCCAGGACCGGCTCCATGCCGCCCTCGACATCGACAGCATGGCGGGCCACGACCTCGCGCAGGGTCCCCTCGAACGGGGGTTCCTCATCCCCGAACGGCCCCGGCAGAGTCGGCCTAGACCGGTAGACGCGGTGGTCTGGTCTTTCCTCCTCAGCCTTGATCGGCGCGGGTAGCCTGCTGAGGTTGTGGCCCACCTTGGCCATCAGCTCAGGCCCTCGACGTGCTCCACCACGCTGTCCCAGTGCTCGGAGATGCTGGCAAGCTGAGCGCGGCCCTCATCGCGGTACTGGACGCGCTCCTGGTACATGTCGGCGTCCAGGTGGGCGTCGATCTCGTCGGTGATGAGGTCGGCCAGGATGTCGGGGTTGAGCGCGTCCAGCTCCCACGAGTTGGGGCCGTGCTCAGCGATGTACCCACCGGCCCGGGAGTCGGTGAGCTTGGCCGGGTTCGGCGGCGGGCTGTAGCGGTCGATCTGGTCGCGGTTGAGCGCGATGCGGTGGACCTCGGTGGAGGCACCGAACAACTCCAGGCGCTCCTGCATGTCGCGGGTCATGTCGATGCCGGAGGGGTCGTGGTCACCGAGGTGGACGACCACGACGGACTGGCCGCCGCGCTCGTATCCGACGTGACGGCGGGCGGCCCCGTGCAGCTCGCTCTGGGAGACGTAGCCACGGCACGAGAAGTAGTTCACCCCGCGAGAGTTCGCCGCGCGCTGGACGACCCCGGCAAGGGCCTCTTTCTCCACCCACACCTCCACGCGGAAGTCCTGCCCCTGCCACAGGTCCACATGGTAGTCATCCTCCATGGCCGACACGATGCTGGCCGGGTCCTCGTAGGTGTACAGCCCGCGCAGGTTGCGGGTGCGGTCCACGATGTAGTTCCAGTCCATCAGGCCCGCCTTGCGCGCCTTGTCGATGGTGGCCCCGAGGCTCTTGTAGTTGCGCTGGTTGTTGGCCAGCCACCCGCGAGCGACGAACTGGTAGTAGAGCTGGCGCAGGGTGAGGTCGTACCCCTGGGCCTGGTACTCGCGGCAGACCGCGTTGGCGCGGGCCACGATGTCCAGAGACTTGTCCGAGGGGTTCCAGTCCTCGTATGCGATGCGTGCCATGGTGTGGCGTCCTTTCGGTTGTGGTGTGGAGACTCTACACGGTGCGCGGTTAGTCTGCAAACTGCTAAGCTGGTTCGCATGGCAACCGAGCTTGAGAAGATCGCGGAACGCATCCGAGCGCGTGAGGATGCGGACAAGCGCGACCGCAAGCGACAGCGCGAGCTGATCCGCGAGCGCATCGCCGCGGGTAACACCTGGAGCGCCGTGCAGGCGGAGGCCCGCGTGTCCCGCCCGACGCTCCGCGATGCGCTCAAGCGCGCCGACTAGCGCTCCAGCGTTGAGAGATCATCGGCTCCGTACATGACCAGTGTGCGGGGCCTTTCTCGATCCAGCACGGCGTAGCCCGCCATGGCCGTCACCTGGCGGTCGTCCTTCCACAGGATGCCGTTGGCCGAGTCCCCCAGGTGCTTGAGCATGTTGTCAGTGTCGCGGGTGCGCCGGTCCGGCACGTAGAACGCCGCCACCAGGCAGATGCTCCCGGTGAGGGGTTCGCCCTCGTGCAGGACCCGGAGGAGCTTGCGCAGCTCGCGCTGGTCTTTCTCGTCCGGCCGGTATGCCCGCCCCTTGGCCACCTGGACTCGCGCCTGCGGGTGCGGGGTCCCGTCGAACTCCAACGCCAACGGCCACCCACCCCCGAGTGCGGAGTAGGTGGCCGTCATGCGGTCCGGGATCAGAATGGCGTGTCGTCCCCGAAAGAACCAGGGGTCCACCCGTCGCCGTTGGATGCCGCCGTAGAGCCTCCAGGCGTGCTCCACGGGTCTTGGGCGGCCGTCTGGCTACCTGGAGTGCTCCACGGCTCATCTGGGGCCGGAGAGGGGCGCTGAGCGCCGCCGCCCTGGCCCTGCTGGGACGCGGCTCGGGTGACCTGCGCGGTGGCGTACCGGAGGCTCGGGCCGATCTCGTCCACCTCCAGCTCGATGGCGGTACGGGTCTGCCCCTCGCGGTCCTGGTAGGAGCGCTGGCGGAGGCGGCCCTGGGCCACCACGCGCATGCCCTTGGTGAGGCTCCCGGCGACGTGCTCCGCGAACTCGCGCCAGACCGAGGCCCGGAGGAACAGGGCATCCCCGTCCTTGTACTGCCCGGGGTTCTGCCGGTCCGGGACCCGCGGCGTGCTGGCAATGGTGAAGTTCGCCACCGCCAGGCCGTTCTGGGTGTAGCGCAGCTCCGGGTCCGCGGTGAGGTTGCCCACCACGGTGATGACCGTTTCGCCCGCCATCAGCGGTCCCACGCGATCATCACGGCGGTAGCGCAGATGATGAGCACGCACAGCACAATGGCATTCCAGTCCAGCTCCATGGCTAGGCCTCCTCGTTCTCGATGTAGACCACCCAGGTACGGGGGGCCGTGGTGCTCGGCTTGCCGGGCTTGGGGTCGTAGGTGACCACCAGATGCTCGGGGTTCACCTCGATCCCCAGGACCGCCTCGGGCTTGATCCCGAGGCGGGCGGCCAGGTCGTTCCAGGCCGACCGCGCCAGCACCATGTCCGGGATGTCGAACCGGTCATCCAGCGCAGACGGCCAGATGACAGGGTAGCTGGGGGCCACCGACACCTCGGCCGCACCCTTCTCCTGCCAGACCGCGGTGCGCTCGTCGGCGGCCTCCGGGGTCAGGTAGTCGCGTTTCTTCCGGGTGCCATCTGGCCAGCGAGCGATGGCGCGGTGGAGGCGGGGCAGACGGGCCATCAGAACTCCAGCGATCCGGCCACGCTCTGGGCCTCGTCTACCTGCTCCTCGATGTGGGCCTGGCGGGCCTGGTCCCACTCCTCCCACTCGTCCTCATCGTCGGCGCTCGGCTCCTCGTCATCGAACGAGTCGAACGTGTGGCCCTCCACCTCCTCCAGGGCGCGCTCGGCCGTCTCCAGATAATCCTCCAACTGGCTGTTGCCGTGCTCCCACTGATCGAGAGCCTGCTGGCGGTTGTCGCGGTAGTCCTCGACGGCCTGGCGCAGCTCGTCCCACGCCGCCTCCAGGTCCTCCATCGACTCGAACCCCTGGGTAACGGCGTCGTCGAACGCCTCGACGGCGGCAGTCGGCTCGGAGGCCAGGCCGGTCATCAGCTCGGACGGCCGGAACGGGTGCTGGATGCACCGGATGATCGGGGTGCGGCGGCGGAACCCGGGCTTGGCCCAGGTGTACGGCTGGCCCTTGGCGATCTCGTGACCCCTGCTGCACTGGTGGACCTTGTTGGACTTCTGGACTCGGTGGATGCGTGCCATGTGCGTTGTGCTCCTCGGTAGGGCGGTTTGGTTTGGTACTGAACCAGAGTAGGTGGTGCTGGGTCGATCCGCAACTACCCGATGGCAACCGGAGCGGAGCGGAGGGCGGCAGGCCCGATGCGGCAGTTATCCACAGGGCACCTGTACGACAGTCTCGGAACGATCCATGGAGTGGTTCACGTTCTAGAGATTGGGTTACGTTCTTGATAGCTCACAGTGACCTAGGGGGGATAGCTCACTGTGAGCTATGGGGGCTGTTGTCCACAGGGTTATCCACAGGGGGAGCGACGAGCGCCACGGCGTAGACACTGGAGGTCTTGCCGCCGTCCTTTCGTCGCCTCTCCACCGAGGTGACCAGCCCGCGCCCGCGCAGCTCGTCCAGTGCTCGCTTGACGGTCGCGAGGCTCAGCCCGGACTCGGTGGCGATCTTGGACTGAGCGGGCCACGCGGTGCCCTGCTCGTTCGTGTGGCTCTGGATGACCAGATAGACCAGCTTGGCCTTGGGGGTGACCTCCTGGGAGTAGAGGAGCCACCGGGGGATGGATGCCCAGCCCTGCGTCATGTAGTTGTCCAAACGTCGGGCAACCCCTATATGCTGGGGTTGCGTTCCAAACTGCGTTGGCCCCCCGTTGAGTTTCCGGCTCCGGGGGGCCGTTTCATGTTACAGCGTGACCTTGCGGCCGTCTCTCGTGAGGGTCACCCAGCGCCGCGCGAGGTCGTCCCACAGCGGACTCTCCAGGGGGTCCTGCCACGAGTGCAGGGACACCCCCCAGTCGTGCGCCTCGGGGGCCGTGTGTGCCCAGCCATGGTGGCCGGTGTGGTTGCCCCACCCGCACAGTGCGATCCCGTTGTCCGGCGTGCCGAGGCCGCCCCTGCTCTTGTAGCGGCGGTGGTGCAGCTCCAGGCGGCCGGGGATGCCGCAGACCTCACAGGCATCCCCGGCGCGCGCCAGGATCAGCGAGCGCACCGCGGGGGTGAACTCAGAACGGGCCGCCCGGTCCGCTGCCATGCTCCCGCTTCATCTCGTCGCGCTCGATGGACAGCATGTTGCGCAGCGTCTCGAAATAGCCCTGCGCGTCCTGGTATGCCTCGTAGGCGGCCATCTGCACGGTCTGCGCCAGGTCGGCATCCAGCTCGGCCTGCTGTACGTTCGCGTCGGCGTCGGCCCACTCCTGGCGCTCGGCGCTCGTCTTGATCGGCTGGCCGGTCACCTCGTTACCCCAGGTGCGCAGGCCCACTATGAGGTTGGCGCGGACCTGCTTGGCGTGAGCCTTGGCCTCGTTCGCGGCCTCGCGCAGGCGCTTCCACTCGGCACCCTTCTCCCGCATCTCCTGGGATGCGTACTGGAGCATGGGCACGATCTCGGACGTGGCGAACACCCCGCGCTGGGGCAGGGCCACGCCCCCCGGCGCGGATGCACCAGGGGGCGGGACCATCGACATGCTCAGGCCCCCTCTGGGGGGGATACGCGGTTCTTCTCCCGGATGATGAGCAGGCGCAGCTCGGAGGTCATGGCCTTGGCCTCGGTCGCGCGATTCCACACGTCCTTGACCTGCTCCTCAGTGACCGCGGCCTTGGCCTGGCGCTCGTAGTTGTCCGGCTCCTCGGAGTACGCGAGATCGAACGCATCCGGCTCCGGGGAGGGCGTGGGGAAGGGGTCCGGCTCTGCGGCCCCCTGCGGCTCGCTGGGGGCCTCGGGGGCCGCCTGTGCCCTCTCGGCCTGCTTGGCCTTGACGCGGGCCGCCAGCACGGCGTCCAGCTCCTCCTGGGTGGCATAGGTGCTGCCGTCGTAGGTGTCCACGAACGGACGGGCGACGTTCTCCTGGGTGGCGGCCTTGGCGGTGGCCTTTTCCGCGAGCTTGCGCTGCTGGTAGTCCACCTCCGATTCACCCGGCTGGGCGTCGGGCATCCGGGCATCGCGGAGCTTGGCCAGCGACTCGGGCGTGACCTCGGGCGGGTCCTCCTCGCGGTGGCGGGCCTCCGCCTCCTCGGCCTCCTGAGCGCGGCGCAGACGCTCGTCTGCCTCGGCCTCCTCCTCGGGCGTCATCTCGACCACCTCGGCCTCCACGATCTCCTCCTCGGGGCGCACCGCGTCGCGGTCGGCCTCGTCCGAGTCGGCGGGCGGCGTCATGTCCACCGGGGCGGCCTTGGCGCGGCGCTTGGTGCCCTGGGTGCCACGGGCGGGAGTCTTGCGCGCAGGCTTGGCCTCCTCGGCCTCGCCGCCGCCCTCGCGGGGTTCGCCCTCCTCCAGCACCAGCACCTCGCCGTTGGCATCGACGGCGGCCCCCAGCTCCTCGGGGGTGTAGTGGACGCCCAGCAGGGCCTCCTCGGCACCCTCGCGAGCCACCGCGGTGATGGCGCGCGCCTTGGACATGCTGCCGGGGTACTTCACCCAGTTGTCTTTCCCGAGGAGTCCGGCGCGTTCGGCGTCCCGCTTGGTCCAGACGGCGCGGAACGTAAAGTCCGGGTCGTCGGATCGGGTCAGCTCAGCGACGGCCTCAAACGTGCCATCGTCCCAGTTCCCCGTGGTCGTCACGCGGAGGCGGTGGCCAGCCGTGCGGACCAGGGACGAGATGAGGCCCGCGGATGCAGCGGGCTTGCCCTCGATGACGTGGATGCCCATGAGGGCCGCGAGCGGGTGGAGGCCCAGCATGGCCCCGTACTCGAACGCCAGGAACACCTTGCCCGGGTTGACGGGGCCGACCTGGCCCGCCACCTTGAGCTGGGTGCCGTTCGGCCCCTCGCGGTAGAGCGGGTCATGGAACCCCGAGGGCACGAGGTCCCCGGCCGTGGCGATCATGCGCGCATACTCCATGCGCTCGTCCATGCTGCTGCCCTCGTACTTGGCCAGCTCGGTGGTGGTGCTGCTCGACATGAGCGTGTCCCCTTTCGGTGGGATGGTGGTAGGTCCAGTTTAGTCCTGAACCGCGGGCGCGGTCCAGCTCGGGTTCTTCTCGATGACCACGCGGCTGGACTCTTCCCAGGTCGTGATCTCGCGGAGCGTTTCGGCGGGCAGGGCGCTCGTGTCTTTCTTGGCCTGCCAGAACCGCACCAGCTTGGCGATGCGGCGCGTGCCGATGACCCAGACGCGGCGGCCCTCGTACTCACGGGCCATGGTGCCGAGTTCGGCCGTGATGGCCTTGGCGCGCTTCACGTCGGCGGCGGTGCGCTCCTCGATCTCGTCCAGCTCGGTCAGGAGCTTGTCCACGCGCAGGGCCTCCTCGTAGGCCTCCCAGTCCTTGGTCGGCGCGTCGAAGTCGGGGGCCTCCAGGAGTCCAGCCAGTTCTATGTCCGACTCGGGGGCGATCCCCTCGCGCACGTTCTGCCGGAACTCCTCGGCGCGCTCCTGGAGGAACGCCAGGCGCTTGGGGTCCTGCTGCACCGGGAGGGTGTAGTGGTCGATCACCTCGGGGGTCTTGTTCTTCCCGCGGCCGACCCAGCGCACCTGGCGCACGGCCAGCCAGACGGTCACCGCGCCGGTGGTGTAGAGCTGCCACACGATCTGGTCGTAGATGTGCTGGGGCAGGCCCGTCTCGCGCCAGTCGGACTCAGTGGCCTTGCACTCCAGGAGCACGAGCACGCCGCGCCGGGCGTACTTGTAGGCGTCCGGCGTCGATGCCGGAGGGAGCTGGGGGAACTCCTCCAGGAGTTCGGTGCGGGTCATCAGGGCCTTGTTGGGGATGAACGGATTGCCGGGGCCGCCCGTGATGTCCTGCTGGCTGGCCCACTCGATGATCTCGGGTTCCGAGGCCGAGCCGAACGCCGCGCGCTCCTCCAGCCAGGCGTTCATGCGCTCGTCGCGCTGGTGGTCGGGGTCGGTCTTTTCGTTCCACACGTCGATGAGCTTGGAGTACGGGTGGGACCCGGCGATGGCCGCCGCCTGGGTCGCGGTGATGAACGGGTTACGAGCGTCCAGCCACTGCTCGCGGTCCTGTCCGTCGTCCAGGATCGTGATGCCGGTGAGAGTCATGTGCGTGGTGCCTTTCGGTGTATGGTGATGGTGCGTGTGCGGCAGGGGTGGTTCCCTGCACCTTTCGGAGGAGCGGCCCGGGTCCATTGGTCCCGGGCCTTTCTCATGCTCGGGGCCGGATGAGCCAGAGCACGAGCGCCGGGAGGAGCATGCCCCCGAGGGGCCAGGGGCTCCAGCTCAGGATGGCCAGGGCCACCGACGCCAGGGCGATGACCAGAAGGCCGAGGCGCAGGCCCCGGCGATCACGGGCAGTCATGCCGCCACCGGCCGCATGTGGTAGCGGTACAAGCTCCATGCGGTGGGCTTGTACGACTTCCCGCAGACCGGGCACTGGGCGCGGCCTTTCGCATCCCGGGGTGCCCCGGCCTTGACGGTCTGGCCAGACATCTCGCATGTTGTGGTTCGCGTGCTCATGTGGAGACTCTACACCCCCAAGTGGTTTGGATGCAAACCACGTTTCGGTGTACGGTGTGAACAACACACCCCGAGAGAGGACCCCCATGGATATGCTCCTGGTGATCTGGGCTGGCATCGTGCCCGGCTCCATCGTCATCCTGCTGTTCGTGAACGTCGCCGTGAACAACATGGTGAACAACCACGCCCGAGCCAACGGCAAGGTGCCGACGTTCAGCGCCACCCGCAAGACCCGCCCGCGCGGAGTCCAGCGATGAGTCCCGGTGAGCTGAGGACCGCCCGCGACTCGCTGGGCGTCTCGGCCGAGTTCGTCGCCGCCCGCGTCGGGTTCCACGTCAACAACATGTGGAAGTACGAGAACCCCCGCCGCGAGGCCGACGTGCCGGACCGGCTGGCCGAGGTCGTCCGCGACATGCTGAACGATTTCGAGTGCGCGGCCGAGCGCATCGCCGCCGAGGTAGACGCGGACCCGGATGGCTCGATCCCGCGGATGGTGACCGAGGAGGACCGGGACGAGCACGCCCCGGAGATCAGGGGCTACGGCCCCAACTCCTACGGCCTCCTCATCGCTGAGGTCCAGCGCCGCACCGTGCGCCCCGTGGAGTTCCAGCTATGACCGCCGCCGAGGACCTGCTGGCCATCGTCCGAACTGTGCCCCACGTCACCCCGGCCATGCGCCAGGACCCCATCATGGCCACCGAGGCCACGCTGGAGGCCGCCCGCGCGCTCGGGGATGAGGACGACGCCGAGGCGTTCGACTGGCTCCTGCGCACCAAGGCCCTGCGGATCGTGACGCCGCAGGAGATGGCCGCCCAGTTCGCCCCCGCCCGATTCACCAACCGAGCCGCCCGCCGAGCGCGGGCCAGAGGACGACGCCGCAAGTAGCGGTTTACCTCTACACCGGCATGGTGTAGAGTCTCCACATCACCTCCTCCGAAAGGACAACGCACATGACCGACACCAAGACCAAGGTGCAGCGCAACGGCCAGGACACCTCCTGGGACGCCGCACTGCTCCAGACCCGTGAGCGCACGGCCACCCTCTACCGGCGCATCCACGCCGCCCTCTACGAGCCGATGACCGATGAGGAGCTGGAGGCCTACCTGCGCGGCCAGTTCCCCCAGGCGGGCATGACCCCTTCCGGCATCCGCTCGCGCCGCAATGAGCTGGTGCTGTCCGGGTGGGTGACCAAGGCCCGCACCGAGGACGGCCAGGTGGTCAAGCGCCAAGGTTCCACGGGATCGCCGCGCATCGTCTGGCGTTCCGTCCGCGAGGGTGAGGAGGTGGAGGTGCCGACCGACAACGGCCAGCGCGTCCAGCGCGAAACCCGCCCCGCGCTCGGGGATGAGGACGCCCCGGAGCACCGCGCAGGCCTGGAGGCCGCGGAGCGCTGGGCCGCCTGGAACATCGGTGACTCGATGCAGGCCCGCGCCATCATCGAGTCCTACCTGGACCCCGAGGGCGCGCACCGTCTCCTGGATGAGGACGGGGCACCGCGATGACCGAGCTGGGCGACATCTACATGCCGGACTACGCGCCGGGCCTCAAGGTGGAGGGGGAGCGCGACCTGGCCACGATGGTGCAGGCCTACGACCTGAGCCTGCACCTGGCCCGCCGCGTCACCGTCTCGGACGACATCGCGATGCGCGGTGAGGAGTACGCCCGAGAGGCCACGCGCGCCACGATCGACCGGGCAGTGCGGCAGATGCAGGATGAGGCCGTGGCCTCCCTCGGGCTGAACTACTGGCGCGAGGAGATCAAGCGGGAGCTGCACGCCGAGGAGTTGCGCGAGCGCCGCCGCATCCTCCTGGACATCCGCCAGGGCGTCCGCACCGCGAGCACCACCGACAAGGCCGCCCTGCTCGTGCAGGACGCCATCGACGCGCTGGGGGTGGCGTGATGGCTACGTGCCCGGTCTGTGACGGCGAGGGTTCCATCGTCGTCCACTCTGACTCCGATGGAGTGGACTACCAGGATGAGTGCGTGCATTGCTCCGGCCTCGGCACCGTCGATCCCGGCGAGGATGACGGCTGGGCCGATGACGTGAACCGCGGCATTGAGGCCCACCGCGAGCGGATGCTGGACTGACCCGTGGGTGCGCCTCGACGGGCTAACCGCGGATCGAACAAGAATGATGTGCCGTTCGCGGCCGAGCGCCGGGCGCTGAATACCTGGCTCCTCGGCACCCAGGGCGATGGCATCACCGTGCCGTGCGCGTTCTGCCAGCGGCCCCTGTTCTTCTCGGAGATCACCCGGGACCGCTACCCCATCCCGGGGCGCAAGGGCGGGCGCTACGTGCGGGGGAACATCCGGGCGGCGTGCATGAGCTGCAACGCCTCGGACGGCGCGAGGCAGGCGGCGCTGGAGCGGGCCAAGGCCAAGGTGCTCCGGGACGCCCGCAACGCCCGCCGACGCGCTCGGTACGCTCAGCGCCGATCTGAGGGCCTAGAAAGGGCCGGAGGCTCCCGGAGTACCCAGGACGCCTAAAAGGCCGCGAGAGACAGCGCGAGGCCCCAGCCGCGAACGGTTGGGGCCTCGTCTGCTGCCTGGGGATGCAGCTACACCTGGCGCTGGGGAGCCACCAGGGGGATTGCGGCCAAGGCCGGAAGGTGGGCCTTGACCCACTCATTGACGCCGGGCACCGCCAGGAGGCGGGTGACCAGGCCGGAGATGAACAGGAGCACCGCGGCGGTGCCGTTGACCACCAGCCACACCCACGCGGGGATGACCACCTGGGCCTGCTCGGAGAGATACGCCTGGAGCGCGGCCAAGGTCGCGTTCAGCGTGGGGAGCGCCGCGAGGAGGCCGACGAGCACGGCCAGCGCGGTGCGCAGGGTCGCACGGCCGGGGTTCGCGACCTGGGTGGGCACGCCGTCGTTCGGCACCTCCAGGGTGCTCCCGTCCGGCTGGGGGTACTCGCCTACGACGAGCACGCGCTGGTCACTCTGCACCTTGTTGTCCATGCCGACAGGTTACACCGTGCGGCGACGGACCCACGAGTGCGGCAGGGCGTCGGTGTCCTCCAGGTCCGCGATGTCCTGGGGGTTCAGCATCGGCCCACGGCCGTCCGGCCACTGCACCTGATCGTGGATCGTGCGGAAGATGGACCCCACCGCGCGCATGTGCCGGTGAGCGGTGGCCTTGACCTCGGTTGCGAGGGTGTGCGCCTCGGCCGCCGCCTGGCCCGCCGCCGCCGCCGATGCCTCGGCCGCCTTGATCTGCGCGTCCTGCCGCTCGATCACCGCGTCCATCTTGGCGTCCAGCCGCGTCTCGGTCGCGGTCTTGCGGGTGTTGGACGACTGGGAGAGGACGCCCACGAGCGTGGCCACCGCGGCGATGACGACACCACCGCCGCCGATCAGGGCTGCCACCACCACCGGGTCCTGAAACACGCTCACGCCTCGTCCTCCGGTGCCTCGCGGCGCGCCAGGTCGTAGCGCTCTTTCCACTCCTCCGCGATGATGGAAACGCCGATCATGCACGGGATGATAGCCGCACCGAGGATGAACACGACGAACCCGCCCGCGGGGTCGGGGTCCTGCCGAAAGAACGCGACTGTGCCCGCGTAACCGCCGAGCAGGAACGCTATGGCCAGCTTGCCGAAGAACTCGACGGCCCAGAGCATCGGGAATGCCCGGCCCAGGAGGCAGACCATGGCCGCTCCAGCCAGTGCGAGGCCCGCCACGTCCACGAGATCGCCGGGGAAGATTCGGTTCAGGATCGGGGACCCGTGCCAGAGTGCCCAGAGTCCCGCCCCCAGCATGATGAGGTTGTAGAGCGGGAGCCACACCCGCTTGATACTGCGGAACTTCCATTCATCCGCGGGGATCGCGGAGTGGTGCCAGATGGTGGCACGGGCGATGTCGCGGAGGAGCTGCATGGGGATCAGGATACCCGCATGGAAACGGCCCCCGAGCGGTCAACACTCGGGGGCCGTCGTGGTTCAGCGGGCTACCGCCGCAGACCAATCGTGGTGTTGGCGACGAGCAACATGGCCGTCTCCCACCCGTCGCGGTCCACGTTGATCCACGCCGGGATGCGCAGGAGCGCCATCCACTTGGTGACCTGGGGGCCGCTGCCGCTGGTCTTGTCCAGGATCAGGAGCGGGTTGCCGCCCTCTGCCGTCATGGGTGCGAGCGGGGCGGCGTCGTTCAGGACGCCCCAGCCCGGGTTGCCGTTGCCGTCGATGTCCGAGCACCGATAGATGTCCATATGCCTGCTCCTCTTGCTCGTGATGGCCGGTGCGGTCGCACCCCCGCTGGGCACGCCCTCGTGGCGGTGGTTGTCGTACTGCGGGAAGTATTCGTAGTGCCACCGCTCCACCAGGGTCCACTTGCCGTTCACCCAGCGGTAGACCGTGCGCCGCCAGCCATGGTCCTCCATGACGGCGTGGATCGTCTGGCCCTCGTCGGTGTCGGCCGCGTTGCCGAGCTGGTGGAGGCTCGGGGCGTCGGGGCTGAGGGCGATGGGGGAGCCGTACCGGAGATAGTGCTGGTAGTGCTTGTTCTGCCCTGCCCAGTCGCGACCGGCCTCGGTGATCTGGAGCGGGTGACCTATCTGGGCGTCGATGCGCCGGATGGAGTTGGCAGACGGGCGGTTCAGCCAGCCCCGGCCAAACCCCAGGTCCACCATCTCCCCGGTGTACGTGAACGCCATGTCAGATGTCCTTGAGCACGAGCTGGCCCTGCTCATCCAGGCTGGCCTGCACCAGCCCGTTGCCGTTCAGGTCCTCGGACCCGCCGATGTCCAGGATGATGCTCGGGGGCGCGCCCCCGGCGCTCAGGATGGCCACGAGCTCGTCGGTTGCGGGGAGTGCGTTCGGATCGGTCATGCGGTGATCCTACGCCGCCTGGTACTCGAACGTTGCGGCGATGCGTCCCGTGGACCCCCAGGCGAACGGGGTGCCCGCGCTGATGTTGTTGATGTAGACCGTGGTGCCACCGATGAACTCGTAGTAGAACGCCACCTGATTGTCGGCCGACTTGCGAGCCACGGCCACGACCTCGGACCCCGCGCCGGGGATCAGGGCCACGCCGTGCAGGTGCTCCAGGAGCGCGTCGGCGGCAGTGATGGGCAGGGACACCGTGGGGTTGGTGCCCATGACGGACACGGCCAGCTCCATGCGCACGCGGACCGATCCGCGGATGACCCGGTAGCGGGCCAGCGTGACGCTCGCGGTGAAGTTGGTGCGGGTCGGGGTGTAGTCGGTCCAGCCGCGGAACCAGAGCACCCAGCCGCCCGCGGTGTTCCGCCAGACATCCTGGGTGTCCGTCTCGTAGACCTCCAGGCCCACCCACTTGTCGGCACCAGCCAGAGCCTCGCGCTGGCTCTTGGTCAGCACCTTGAGGTTGCCGACGAGCGCCGCGTAGGCGGCCACCTCGGTGAGGTCGGCGGCGTCCGCAGGCGGGCCGTTGGGGCCATACTGCGGCTCGTTCTTGGGTCCGCTCGTGTCGCGTGCCATGTCGTCCTCCTAGTAGACGCTCGTGATCCTGAGCGCACCGCTACCGCCGTCCGCTGCCAGGCTCTTGAAGATGTTATAGCCGCCGTGCCGGGTGCCGACACCGTAGGCTCCGCCGCCGTACTTGAGGGCGTCGCCAAAGTAGGTGGGCAGGTCGATCCATCGGTAGTTGCCCACGCCGATCTGCACGCCGCCCGAGAGGGACCCCAGGGGTGCGCCCGCGCGGTCGTGGACGGTGAACCGCGGGGCATCGCCCTGAATCTGCCGGGCGGCGATGTACAGCTCCACGCGCTGGATGGATGCCACGGCCGGGATGGTGTCCTGGGTCTTGGTCCCGTAGAACCAGCCGCCGATGGTCGTGCTGGAGGCCCACACCTCGTTGTTGAAGTAGGACCCCGCGGTGTCGCCGCCGCCCGTGTTCCAGGTGCCGGTGTTCAGCGCGTAGAAGATATCCGTATGGACGGTAGCCCCGCCGCCACCCGGGTTCGGTGGCGGGGTGTCACCCTCGGGCAGGGTCGCGGTGAACACCAGCGGGCCACCGTGCCACATGATCCGAACGTCAGCGCCGACCGCGGGCGCGCTGCCGACGTAGGGCGCATTGGTGACCGCGCCCGCCGCGGTGTCCACCGAAACCAGGCCGGACGCCACGGCAGTGACGATGCCCCGGTGCGGTCGGGGGATGGACGGCCCCATGACGTAGGGCACGCCGTCCACGAACCAGACCAGCACCGTCTCCCCCACGTAGGGCAGGTAGCCGGAGCCGAGCGCGGCCGGGATGCGCCCCTGGCCGATATCGACCGTGACCCCCTGGCCGTCGTAGGTGACGAACGTGCCGGTGAAGGTCGTCACCTTGCTCTTGGCCGCGAGCTGGCGGAGTAGTTCGGTGGCCTCGGACTCAAGCACTGGGCACCACCATCACGCTGGTTACCTGGGTCTTGGCGCTCGTGCGCCGGACCTTGACCACGCGGGCCGGGAACGTCTCGCCTACGCGCATGATCGTCACCACGTCACCCACCTCCCGTAGAGGGTTCAGGACCTCCTCGATGTCCATGATGGCCGCCTGGGGTCGCGAGACCCGCGGGAGCCACTTGCGGACCTCGGCCACCGCCTGGGCAATGGTGGTGATGAACTGGGACGACAGGAAGTAGGGCACGCGGCCGAACGGGCTATCAGCGTCCCCGACGTTGGCGGCGCGCAGCGGGCCGTCCACGATCTCGTCGGCCGCCAGGACGCCCGCCTGCTGGCCCTGGGCGCGCACAACCACGCGGTTGTAGACACCCTCCGCCGACATGCCCCGTCCCACCCCGATGAGCGTTCCCCGGCTGGGGACGTGCGGCGCGGGGACTGCGGGGATGATCTGGCGCGTTTCCAGGACTGAGGGGGAGGCGTTGGCCGTGCCGACGTACCGCGTTCGCTGGAGTCCTCCACCTGGCTGGGTATCACCGCTGAATGGCTCGACCGCAACCGCGCCACGCACGATGGTTGGGCGGCGAACCGACCAGCCCCACCCGGTGGACACCGTGGCGAACCCTCCCGTAGAAGTCGCGGAGGCGATGGCGATATCCAGGTCGTCGGCCGCCATTGCCACCGTTGCCGTCCACTGGAGCATGACGGTTTCCACCTTCCCCACGACGATGGGAAGATACGAAATGGAGTCGATGAAGTAGCTGTTCGTGGATCGGCGGTGGGGCGTGACCCTCACATGCGTGGCCGCCTGGGTTCCCATGGCATCCACCCGATACTGCACGGCCAGGGTCACCACATCACCCACCGCGATGGCCTCCCCGATGCCGTCAGTGAACCAGTACCCCGTGACCGTGGAGGTGTGAACCACCTTGAGCCATTCCCCGTCCTTGGGGGCGTTGAACGCGCCCGCGGAGGTGGCCCAGCCAGACCCGGCATACACCGTAGGGTTCGGCGTCGGGATCAGGTTACGGGCCTGCTCGGTCCACGCGGTGTAGCTCGCGGGGGAGATGTCGGCGGGGTCGGCTCCGGCGTTCGCGGCGGCGATGGTGTCCACCACCGGGGTCCAGTTCTTGGGCCGCAGGGACACGGTGCCATCGGCCATCATGTAGGGCAGAGCGTCCAGGACGTTGGCCAGCTCGTAGACCGCATCCAGGCGGTCCTCCTCGTAGACCATGGCGCGCGGGATCGGCCCGTCCGGCACCAGCGGGTTGCGGGTGATCGGCAGGCGGGTCAGTCGCTGAATCTCGGCGTAGACCGAGGTCAGGGACGGGGTGACTCCGGGCACGTCGAACCGGTTGCGCTGGACCTTGTAGAACGGGTCCTTGAACGTCACCTTGATCCGGTCACCCTTGGAGAGG